GTAGCGCCCGTTAAACCCGTCACGCCTATCCCTGTCGCGCCTGTGGGGCCAGTGGCGCCTGTTGCCCCGGTGGCGCCTGTCGCGCCCGTAGCCCCGGTGGCACCCGTGGCGCCGGTCGCGCCAACTGCGCCAGTACCCCCGGTCGAGCCGGTCGCGCCTGTAATAGAGATCGGATTCCCGTTTATGTAATAATCGCCGGTTATGTTTATGTCACCGCCAACGCCAAGAGTATGGGAAGGCGCGACAGTAGATATCCCAACCTTGCTGTTAGGGCCGTCTAAAATTATTGCCGGCAATGCGGCCGCGGTCGAGGTCGAGGGATACACTTTCAAATAGCCTGAAAGATAGCCGGTGCCGTAAGCGGTGGACGTGCTCGATCCCGGAGCCTGCCAAAAAGGAACTGCTGCCGAGAGATTACCCGCGAATAAAAGAATCGTCAATATGATTTTCATGATATCTCCGTTAAGTGATAGCCTCAAAGCTTGTCAGCGTGATAAATCCATCCGCGCCCGGTCCCCTGTCTGATTTGCCGCAATACAAAAAGAATGCGTCAAGGTCTGTCGGAATACATACAAAGGGAACCGTTGGCGCCGCCAGCGCAGCGGCTTTAAGATTTGCAAGGGTATCGCTCTTGATAGCCTGACCGCCGGATATGAGCCCGAGCAGGTAAACAAAATTTGCCTGTAAATAATCACCTTTGGGAACCTGACCGTCTGCTATTGTGTGGGGAAGAGGCATTTAATTCACCGCCTTTTTATGCTCTTTTTTATGACATGGTTCACATATTGTAGTTCCATTCGATATCTCCCAAAGAGGAGAATATAACATGGCGGCATCTTGCAAATTTAAAAGAGGAAGATTCTTCTGTATATCGTCCATGATTAAAGAAAAACTCTTAATATGATGAGCATGAAGTTTACCGCCTCTGACTCCACATTTCTGACATATAAAATTATCTCTTAAAAAAATACTCATTCTCCAATTATGATATCGGGTTGAATTACGAATAGCAGTTAACGCCGGAGTTATTCCACCATTCCACATGGGGTTTTTTTCCCGTGCCTGACGTAATGATGTATGTATCCCATGACATTTCATTGAACACATCTTACTATAGCCTTTAGAGATGTTTGATACCTTCGCCATAAAGACTTTCCCGCATATTTCACAATTGCGAGATTGTCTTTTTATCATAGCGATATGTTTGCATTTATTACTACAGAACTTATGTTTACCTGATTTTATTTCGAATTGTTTTCTGTAAATCTGTTTCCCACATTGCTGACATCTAAAAAGGACACCACTGCTACGCTGCTTATTTAATATCACATTGGCGCATGAACGTGAACAAAATTTACCTATACCTGTTTTTATGGAATATGCGGTTGTGTTAAATTCTTTTCCGCAGATTTGACAATTGGCCTTGATAGTGTTCATATAACTTCTACCAGATTAAACTTGGTTCTAAAATCATTGGGATTAAATTCTACGCCTTCAATTCGCATTACTGTGCCATAGAAATTATATCTATTTTTGAGGATGTCTTCATCGTAATATTCCAGGTCAGCCCGGCCATACGGCATATCAGTGTCGCCATATAGCCAGCGATAGAGGGCCGTCGGCTCATTAAAATAGAGTGTTACTTTGTCTCCAAGTTCCAACTGCGGTAAAAACATTGCGTCCACCGTACAGCGTTTACGCGGTGTCTTGGTGTAGTTCAGGATAGTGGGCGCTATGGCGTATGCAATATTTACGTTCTGAGCAGGCAAGAGATTACTGGCGGATACCGGGTATTCCCGCGTGCCGTATTTATCTATTGAGTTCGGCTGCGCGTCCGCGCTCGCGTCGGCCACTACCCGATAAATACCGAACTCGGCCACCACGCGGTTCTTTACGCGCTCGACTCCATCGGTGATATTGCTTATGTTCTCGACATTGGTATCGCTTCGCAGGTCTATCACAGGGGGGACAGTAGTAAATCGTGGGCGGTAAACAAAAGTCTCGTCGGCCTTAAAGCCTATCTCATAAGCCGGCATTTCGGCACATCGTTCCACAACTTGCTTGCAGGTCATACCAGTCAGGTCGACTAAATCAATAAGGACAGTGCTGGTGTAATACGTAACTGTCATCTGGTCGAATACCGGAGTTGCCAAAGCCACTAAAGACGCGAGCGTGCCAGTTACTCGGAACTTTATATCAGTAGTTACATATGCTGTAGATAAAATTTGACCTGAGCCATCGATGGCCGTCCAGGCGTCCCATCCCCCGCCATTCCAGACGGAAGTCTCAATTAAAACAGTCGCGCCGTTTACTGTATAAGTGGCCGCGAGTTTGCCCCATGATGTCAGATTGACTATCGCGCCATGCGCGGGACTGGTTAAAACACCTATACCGGGAGTCGTGCCATCCTCCCAATAGTAAATATCATCAAAGAACGCTCTCATCCGATCGTCAGTATATACCTCGCAAAGCATGTATGCGCTTGTGGTGACGGTGTTATCCGAAACCGTTCCTTGTGAAACCTCGTCGATAAATATTTCAAAAGTTCCACCTGCTACGCGGGAGATACGATAGACAGACGTTGAAGATGGGATTACAGCGATATCTTTTAATGTCGTTATGACTCCTGCAACGACTTTAAAAAAACGAATCCAGTTGTATGTAGGGCTTCTTTGAATTGATAAGCCATAGCCATTTTGAACCGCTACGAGACCGCCTGCAGGTTCATCGGCCATGATGTAAAAAATAACTGTATTGTAAATCGGATTAGGTGATTCGCTCCATGCTTTGAATTGCCAGTTCCCTGTCGCTCTAACGGAAGGCAGTTTTATCTTATCGGTGATGGCACTTACTGGTTGCGTGTCAATATACAGAATACCTGATGAAGCATCCCACGTGCCGCCGGCGCTTGAAACTACTGTCCATGTTGGATTTGCGTTATAATTACCATCGCCAAAATCATCAATCAATCCCACTTTGAAACTGCCCGGAGTTGTTATCGTGTCTATATTTGACAGCGTGCAGGTGTTCCAGTCTGCCTGACTATTCAAATCCCAGGTGGTTTCCGCGCTTGAATAAAATACAGCAGGTGCGATAGAATACGAAGCGACTCCGCAAAGTATCATCACCTGTTCTACCAGCCATTCAAGCAGCTTGTCCTGATACCAGTAACGATATGAGCAGTAGAGTTTCTCTCCGGCGGTTAGATCTGTTACCAGCGTTATTTTAAGCGGGAGCGCTTTTTCTTTAAGGTCACTGGCCGTATAATTTGTGATAGGTTTTATCTCCGTAGCTGCGGCCAGGCTGACTCCACGCTTCACTATCACTATTATCCCGACACCGTTGTTCGCCGTGGTGAACTCTGTCCCGGCGTCCTCTCCGAGCAGCTCGTCCGTGACCAGCGTGCTTATTTCCTCCGCGCTCTTTTTACCAAACGCCGCCATGCCCCCCTGAATGGTAACGGTGACGTATTTGCCGGACGGGTCTGCTATGGGATCGCCTGAGATGTAGCCTGTGAAAGATTTTAACACCTCGAATGTGCCGTCTGCCAGCTCCGCGCCGAACTTTATGACTATCTTGCTTTCCGCTATCAGGTAAGGATCGGGGAAATATCCCTTAGCGTTGTCCTGCTTCCATTGGTTGCGGTCGTTACGAAATACCAGTGAGGTGTTGTCCAGCGTCCAGGTGTTAAAATTCTCGTTATCGAATTTCCAGCGGATGGTGCTATATTGCTTTACCTGGTTGGTGACGTCTATTTCGGTATCGTAAATATAAACGCCTCCGGACCAGAGCCGGCGGTGAAGCTCCACCACCTTCTTATAGGTGGGATTCTTCTTTGCCAGTGATGCTTTAAGTTCGTTTGATATCGTCTGCATTTATCTCTCTTCAAGTTCCAGCGAAACAGTGAACAGCGCCATCTTGCGGTCGAGCTTCGGGTTCGGGGCATTGGCTACGACAAATTCAAAGGTCTCCGATAAATCAAAGTCGGAATAGAATACCAATGTCAGGAGTGCGTTACTCTTTGAAAAAAGCATAAGAATCTGTAAATCAGCCAGCAGAACGTTATCCAGTGAAAGGGTTCCCCCGGCCTTCGTCCATTCCTTCCATGCCACCAGTGCGCCATCAGACAGCCTATAATCGCCGCCACGCATACTATCGCGCCGCGGGAAGGAACTGCGCCACGCTACGTCCTCCAGGACGCTCAGGCAGACCTTGAGCTCGCCGATAACCTTCTCCGCATTGACGGTCTGCGTAGTTGTACAGTTCACGCGCATGCGCCCGGCAGTGATGGGCGTGGCTATCTCAATAATGGTGTAAGCGGCCGCAAGGGTCAGCGTGGCCTCGCCAATAGCCACCCAGGCCGCGCCATTCCAGTAATCAGCGGTTATAGCCTTCAGGTTATGATTGAGGATAACCAGCCGGTCGAAAGTGCGGTCTACGGCCTCGCCCTGCCAATTCTTGAAAGTGATATCTATGCTTTCTTCGGTCACATCATCGGAGCCGGAGCTTGACCATTGCGTCACCTGCTTTTGATCGTAAAGATAAGCCTTCATCGCATCGCCACTGATAACGGCAATGGTGTCGTATTCGTTTAAATAATTCTCGCTGAATATCTTTAAGCCGTTCATAGTGATGTTTCCTCTGCCCGCTTCTGGCCGACCTTGTAATTGACTTTGGCGAGATTGACAGCGGAGATGGCGCCGT